TTTCCGAAAATTGGAACATTTTCAATAAAAACAGCCCCGGCAGCATACACTGACGGGGCCTATATCTGACACACGACTACACCGGGAGCGGGATGCAACACCGACCCGCATCGGCGCCAATCTTTCAGGCGTGCACTCCGTGTGCGGTCAGCCGGCGAAGAGCCGTGCAGATATCAAATTGACAGGGCTTTCAGGATCACGGCCTTGCACCGGAGGTTCTTAAACCGGAAGCAGCCTTTTTTGAAAAGGTCCCGGAGAACGCCCAGCATAACGTCGTTCCGCTTGAGCATCACGTAGTTAATATCATGGTCCTCCGTGGTCAGAGTGATCCTGGTGGGGAATGATGCGTCTGCATGGTCATCGCAGTATATGATTCCCTGCTCCGCATATTCCTTGATAGAGTACAGTTTGTCTTCATATTTAAGAGTGCAGATATACCGGCCGTTTCCTGGCATTTTCTGAATGAATGACTGGCTGTCGTTGAGGTATACATTTTCAGCAGCATACTGGACATAACCGGACCCGGCAAAGGCCCTGTTAAAGCCGGACTGCTTCTGCGCCTCGGAGGCGGACTCGATGAACCCGGACTCCAGCACCCAGCCGTCACCTTTGAGGAAATTAACGCTGCTGTTCAGTCGGCCGGCTATACCCATTTCTATATAGTAGGGATTTAGCAGCGTAACGGCATTGGACAGCATATAGACCGGGACATACCGGACCTGCTTTCCCTGTCCTCGGGCGACCGACGTGTGCACAGACATGAGCTTCTTGACCTCGTCCGAGCAGTAGTGATTGTTCTCAGACTGGAACTCATCGAACAGCATGGCGGACGTATCGCTGAAAAAATGCGACAGCTTCTTGATCTGGTCGGCGGAGTTTAAGGCAATTGCATACCCGCAGCTGACATCATCCAGGAAAAGCTCATGATAGGTCCCTCTTGCCATCGGCTTGCTGGTCATCGTCATGCCGGGAAAGAACAGGCCGTTTATATCTTTGAAAAACTTATCAGCGCAGTTATCCAGCTCATAGTTAAAACGATAGATCAGCATGAACTTAGCACCGGTCTTCCGAAAGCGATTTACCATGAGGCGGTTGAAATACGTGGTCTTCCCGCCGTTCCGGTTTGTCGTGCAAATAAAAATCTCCGGCACGTTGCCGTTAATGTCACGCATACTCAGAAGTTTTGTACCGTCATAGTAAGCCATGCTCTGCCTCCGCACATATTATAACACAGAATAAATACAGTGTCAAACATCATAATAGGTTGTAAATGCAACGAATATGTGCTATAATCCAAGTGAAGGAGGATATACTGATGAACGATTTTGTCCAGATCGTAAGTACCATCGGCTACCCGATCGCCAGCTGCCTGGCTATGGGGCTCTTCTTCAAATATGTAACTGACAAGGACCGGGACGAGCGACAGCTGCTGTCGCTGAGGCATGACCAGGAGATCAAGGAGATCACGGCAGCGCTCAATAACAATACGCTGGCGCTCCAGAGACTGTGTGAAAGGATCGACAGTAATGACGAAGGTTAAGATCGGCTCTGCCCGGATCAACGAATTCGGACAGATATCCGGAGGCCGGCCGGGTGATCAGACCGGGAAGGAATGCGAGATAGAAGACGGCTACATCCATCCGGACGGGTGGGTGATCATTCGTGCGAAGAGCGCAGGGGCTCGAAAGAAGATCGCACAGGATATGGTCTATATCTGCTCCAACGACCTGATCGGTTATGACCAGCCCAGGGACGAAAGCCTTTTGAATGTGGCCAAGCGGTTCGATTATGACTGCTCAAGAGTGGATCAGGTATGCGACTGCGACTGCGCCAAGGCGGTGCGGGTCTGCGTCCTGTATGCCGGGATCGACTGCCCGACATTCTACACCGGAAACGAGATCGAGATACTCCAGAAAACCGGGGCTTTTGAGGTCTTCCGGGATGAGAAATACTGTCACGACATGGATAACTGGATGGTGGGGGATATCCTCTGCACACCGGTTAAGGGCCACACAGTTGTTGTAGTGAGCACGGAGGGCGATAATATGTTCGGGTTTGAATTTTACTGCGACACCCGCCAGGCGGGTGAGTACCGGACGAACGGCACTGTAAACATCCGGCAGTTCGGCGGGACTGACTCCAAAATTATGGGCATAGCGCCGAACAACGCCACTCTGAAGTCCGACGGGATCATCTGCCATGAGAACGCCCTGGATAAGGACTGGCTGCACATCCGCTACTATGACCTGACCGGATTTGTCAGTGAAAATTTGATCACTAAACTATAGGGAGGTTACTATGGTCAAAACCAAGGAAGAGATCATGGGAGCGCTCCGCACGATTATCGGAGACGGAGCGGACGACACCGTTCTGGAGCTGCTGGAGGATATTGACGACACGCTTTCCGTTGATAACTCCGCAGCCGTGAAGGAACTGGAAGAATGGAAAACGAAATACGACACCCTGGATGCCGACTGGCGCAAGCGCTATCGGGATCGGTTTTACGGGGATGTCGACGAAACCGAAGATAAAATCTTCGACGAGGACAAGCCGGCGGAAGAATCTCCGCTGACGTATGACAGTCTTTTTACTAACGATTAAGGAGGAACACACAGAATGTCTAAAAGAATTGCGGTCAGCAGCCTGACCGCTTCGACCATTGACATTATCAACACGATCCGGGCAAACGCAAGTTTCAGCTATCAGCAGAGCGTCCCGGAGATTACGAGCTACACCCAGATCCCCGCCGTCGGTGAGGTGATATACGGGAATCCCGCTTTCAGCAACGAGTTCATTAACGCCCTGCTGAACCGGATCGCCCTGGTGCAGATCAAGTCCGCCACCTTCAATAACCCCTACCGTGACTTGAAGAAGGGATACCTGGAGATGGGTGAAGTCGTCGAGGAAATCTTCGTCGACATCGCCAAGGTTACCTTATTTAAGAAAGAAGAGGTCAGCAAAGAGGAATTCCGGCGCACGATCCCGGACGTGAAATCCGCTTTCCATGCCGTAAACTGGCGAGTGAAGTATCCTGTCACCATCGAGGATGAAGAACTGCGTCAGGCTTTCACCTCTGTGGACGGTGTGACCGACATGATCGCCAAGATCGTGGACGCCATGTACCGGGCTTCCGAATATGACGAATTCCTGCTGTTCAAGTATATGCTGATCAAGGGCTACAATCAGAACGAGATCAAGAAGATCGAGCTGCCGAACGGCACGACCATGACCGGCTATGCCACTGAATTCCGTGGTCTGTCCAACGAAATGCTGTTCCTGTCGAACAAATACAATGCCTATCCGGTCCGGAACAATACGCCCAGGGAACGCCAGAGAATCTTCATGGATGCACGCTTCAACGCTCGCTTCGACGTGGAAGTCCTGGCTTCCGCCTTCAACATGGACAAGGCTGAATTCCTGAGCCGTCTGACCCTGATCGATAACTGGGACGAGTTTGACAACGAGCGCTTCGAGGCCATCGTGGCCGACAGCAACGCCATTGAGGAAGTGACCTCTGCCGAGCTGACTGCCATGAGCTCCGTGCGTGCTATGATCATCGATGAGGACTGGTTCCAGGTCTATGACGAGCTGATCAAGTTTACGGAAACCTATGCCGGCTCCGGACTGTACTGGAACTACTGGCTGCATAACTGGAAGACCATCAGCTGGTCCCCGTTCGCAAACGCCGTGGCTATCACGGAAGCGACTGCTTAATATAAGGAGGTTTTGAACTATGGCTAAATCCATCAAACTGGTTTCCAAAGATGTGGGAATCTCTCACGACGGCGTCACCTACTGCTCCGCCGGTCTGGCCCTCCATGACGGGGACACTGAGATGAACGGCTACTTCCTGCAGCCGGCCAACCTGACCGGCGCTGTCGGCGGGATCACCGAATACGGTATGCTGGTCTTTAACTCTGAGGACAGCGACCTGAGCGCTGCTGTCACGATCGCCTGCGTCGAAGCCGGTAGCCCCGTGACGGAAGCGAATACCACCTCTGTGAGCATTACCCTCCAGGACCTGATGGACACGGAACCGGGCGATGACCTGGCAGCGTCCGAGTCCAGCGGGACCTGATCATCTTTCTCTCCTCATTAGATATATGTGGGCGGTAGGGTGGGAATTTCAGAAAGGAGAAAATCATGGCTACTTTATATAGAGCAGAAACAACGCTTCAGGAAATCCTCGGCATGAAAGTGGGGGATGAACTGAAGCTCGCCGGCGGTGATCTGCCGGACTATACGGAATACGATGCGGGAAAGGCCCTCCAGGTGAATCAGAGCGGGACCGGACTGGAATGGGGTCCGGGAGTTCCCTCCTACACCTCCTCCGATGTAGGGAAGGTGCTGACGGTGGGAAAAGGCGAACTTGTGCAGACAGTTATTGTGCCAGAGCAGACCGTTACCATAACAGCAGAGACGCCGTTTTCTACCCTGACCGAAACCGATGATTCTGCATTACAGAATATTCAAGTGGGGTCAATAGCAATAGCTGTAATCAACGGCACTACTTATCGTGCGATTGGAGTAGCCGCGAATGACATGACCGCATATACGGTGGATGAATTAAACGCTTTCTTCCTGTATAACAGCCGATTAGGGGGCGCTGTTTTTGGAATTAATGAGGAAGAACCAGTAGGCGGGACTTACACCGTCTCCCTTACCGCCACCGTTACCTCCGGTGCTCCTGTGTGGGGGGTTGGTTCCGTCAATATTATTGCATTAAGCAATAGGGCTGTAATGGATTTACAGAGTACGCTTGCTTCCACTATTACAAGTATGCTCTCCGGGAATAAAGATTCCATCGTAAGTGTGGACACGGCTTTCTCGACTAATGATGATAAAGAAGCGGTTTTAGCCATTATTGAAAATGGCATTAACGGAGTTATTTCGGCATTCGATTTCTTTGGAAGCAAATTGATAATTCCGTCTTATACTGTTGGAGAAAACGAGGGCAGCCTTGTTCTTAGTATCCCGTTTTATACTTCGGTGGTTGGCGGTACTGAATATTATCTGCGAATCACTGTAAAAATTACGGCAAGCCTTCCTGGCAAACTTGATAAATTTACGCATACTATTGCTGTTGAAAAAATTGATTTTCACGCTAAATGAGTTTTATTCACCAGGCTAAGGAGGCTCCTATGACCAACAAACAGTTCGACTATTTGAGACTCTTGCAGTTGATTATCCCTGACCTTGCGGCTTTATACTGCATCCTTGACCGCACTTTTGGCTGGGGGCAGGTGTCGCTGGTGGAAGCGTGTGTGCCTATCGTGCTGGCGATTATCGGGCACGTTGCCAAGGCATTGTCCGCACAGTATTTCAAAGACAAACAGATAGTAAATAAAGCGTAATCAGCCGGTAACGGCGGGCGGGTGGATGGGAGCTTCGGAGGCTTTATGTATATTCAGCCTAATTCGACTATTGAAGTGATGAGGGGCGTGCCCCTGACCACGTCAAACACAGACACCTTTTTCTTCGCTACCGAAGGGATGCAGGATGCGTACTTCTCCGGGAAGGTCGCATACACGTTCACGGCTCAGTCTTATCAGAGAGTGGATCGTCAGACCTGCCGTCTGGAGAGGAATGCGGAGGACCTGTATAACTGTAATTATATGCGATTCAAAAACAATGCCTTTGGTAATAAATGGTTCTATGCGTTCATCATTGGCGTTGAATATGTCAATAACAGCGTTTCGGAAGTGACCTATCAGCTGGACCCGCTGCAGACCTGGGCACTGGACTATCAGCTGGGGAAGTGCTTCGTCGAGCGGGAACACTCTGCGTCTGATCAGATCGGCGAACACCTGCTTCCGGAACCGGTCGATCCGGGTGAGCCGTACTGCCAGGCTATGACCTCGGCCGGGTTCAATGAAATGTCTATCGTTCTGGTTGTGGCTTTTGATGAGCAGCACGGGGAAATTCGGGAAGGTGTTTACACAGGGTGCGCCATGTATGTTGAGCCGGCCACAGCTGCTGGCATCACGGCTATTGACGGATATATCAACCAGGCCATGCAGCAGCCAAGCGGGGCGGATTCGATCGTGGCGATCTATATGGCTCCGACGGCCTTTGCCACGCAGCAGAATACTCCCACGACGCTGCCTGTCACACTGACCAGACCGCAGACCATAGCAGGATTTGAGCCTAACAATAAGAAGCTGTTGACCTATCCTTACACCTTCCTGACTGTGGACACGCTCAACGATTCGCACGTATACCGCTACGAATACTTCGGTGGTGAGGTGCCTGTGTTTGAATGCACCGGAACCGTTATGTCTAATCCGTCTGTGGTGATCGCCCCGGTGGACTATGAGCTCAATCAGTACACGAACTATACTCAGCAGATCGTCATGGGTGGATATCCGCAGTGCTCCTTCAATATCGACACTTACAAGCAGTGGCTGGCTGCCAACGGGGTGTATAACAAACTTTCCGTTATCTCGTCGGCCGGGGCTATGGTGGCCGGCGCTGCGTCCGGGAATATCCTGGGCATGGGGGCCGGGGTGGTCGGGATCACGTCGGCCGTGTCACATGACAGGGTGGAATCACAGCGAGCTAATACGTCTCGTGGGTCTGTGTCGACGAACGTGAACGTGGCGAACCGCACGAAGGACGTGTATTTCAAGGTCATGGGTGTGAAGCCCGAGAAGGCCAGGGCCCTGGATGACTTTTTCTCACGATACGGATATACCTGCGAACGTGTGAAGGTACCGAACCGGGCAGCCAGGAAGCGCTGGACGTATACGAAGACGAAGGACTGTGTCGTGAAGGGGAATGTGCCGGCAGATGATCTGGCGAAGATCGCTGCGTACTTTGACCGGGGGATCACGTTCTGGATGCCAGGATATACGCCCGGCGATTATGTAATGGATGATAACGGCCCCGGGGTGGGCTGAGAAAGGAGGCGTTGACTTTGGGAAGACGTGGAAAAGGACAAAGGTTTAATTCCATCATGCCATCGGCCTTCGAGAACACGGATTCGTGGCAGTACTACGCTATCCGGCTGACGGAACTGGCTATCTCGCTCTTTGAGTGGAAGAATCTGCCGGACACGGTGGACGAGCGATACCTGGAACTGACGCTGTTTCGGAACGGGTCGGCTGTTTTCTTTAAGGATGATGTTCTCGGATATCTGGCTCTTCAGGTGATGTCAAACGGGTATATGGACCTATACGGAATTCCGAAGAATCGGAGGGCGTATGCTATTAACGGGTATCAGAAGAAGCTGAACCGGAAGGATTCGGTGATCATCTTCAATAACCGGATGCACTCGAACTCGATCCAGACAGTGGACTACTACGCCAAGAGGCTGTGGGACCTGGACCGCACGATCGATGTGAACTGCAGAGCGCAGAAGACTCCGGTTCTGGTGCAGTGTGATGAAAATACCAGGCTGACACTTGAAAACGCCTATTCGCAGTTTGACGGGAATAAGCCGGTGATATTTTCGGACAAGTCCATGAATCTGCAGGATGCGCTGAAGGTACTCAGGACTGATGCTCCGTTCGTGGCGGATAAGCTGTACGCATACAAGACGCAGCTGTGGAATGAGGCGCTTACGGCGCTGGGGATTGCTAACGTGAGCTTTCAGAAGAAGGAACGGATGCTGCAGGATGAGGTCACTCGAGCTATGGGTGGCGTTGTCGCTTCAAGGTATTCCAGGCTGACTATGCGTCAGGAAGCTGCCAGGAAGATTAACGAGATGTTCGGACTTAATATCGAAGTAGGATTCCGACAGGATGATGACCTGATTCCGGACACGGAAGAGGACGGAGGTGACGAGGATGTCTAAATACACGACACAGGTAAGGTTTATCTGTGAGCACGCTGCCGGACTCACGGAGTCGGCTCCATACTCTGACGTGGATGACGTCATCGAGGCAGCCATGCCGAAGGTGTTCTCGTTTCAGTTTCCGATCTTCGATGAAGCATATAGGCCGGTCCTGGAACGGAAAATTCTGATGCACTATTATACCCGGGAGATCGGCTTTGAGACGGTTGGGCTGTGGAAGCTGAAGCTGCAGATGAAGCTGAATGAGAT